CTTAGAATCTAGAGCTGTTTGAGTAGCAGTTGATATAGGTTTACTTAAGTCAGAGGTATTATCTACATTACCAAGACCAACATCAGCTTTAACTAAAGTCACAACTCCAGTTTTTCCAGCAACAGAATCAACTGCACCTGAAGTTATATAGATATATGCTGAACCGCTCCATCTATATGTCTTGTTAGTATCTAAGGCTATGTAAATCTTGCCAGATTCTCCTGTTCCAGGAAACCCTGCTAGGTTAGTGAACTCAAGAACATCATCAACATAGGATGGTAATCTAGCAGAATTAATTGTTCCAGATGTTATCTTAGATGCATCTAAAGAGGTAATAGTAGCATCACTATGGGTGTGACTGGTATTAGACTTAGAATCTAGTGCTGTTTGAGTAGCAGTTGAGATAGGTTTGCTCAGGTCAGATGTATTATCTACATTACCAAGACCAACATCAGCTTTAGCTAAAGTTACAACCCCAGTTTTTCCGGCAACAGAAGTAACAGCATCAGCAGGTAATGATACCCATGACATTGAACCAGCTGTTGCACCAGCAGTTAGAACTTTACCAGCATTAGCTGTCCCAGTAGCTGGTACATGTAATGAACCATCTGTACTTGGATGTACATAATTATTAGCACTAGTAGCAATACCATCTAGCTTAGATTTATCTGTACTTGACATTAAGCCAGCAACAGTTGTAGTAGCATCACTATGGGTGTGACTGGTATTAGACTTAGAATCTAAAGCTGTTTGAGTTGCAGTTGATATAGGCTTACTTAAGTCAGAGGTATTATCTACACTACCAAGACCAACATCAGCTTTGGCTAAAGTCACAACTCCAGTTTTTCCAGCAACAGAAGTAACAGCATCAGCAGGTAATGATACCCATGACATTGAACCAGCTGTTGCACCAGCAGTTAGAACTTTACCAGCATTAGCTGTCCCAGTAGCTGGTACATGTAATGAACCATCTGTACTTGGATGTACATAATTATTAGCACTAGTAGCAATACCATCTAGCTTAGATTTATCTGTACTTGACATTAAGCCAGCAACAGTTGTAGTAGCATCACTATGGGTGTGACTGGTATTAGACTTAGAATCTAGTGCTGTTTGAGTAGCAGTTGAGATAGGTTTGCTCAGGTCAGAGGTATTATCTACATTACCAAGTTGAACATCAGCTTTAGCTAAAGTCACAACTCCAGTTTTTCCAGCAACAGAAGTAACAGCATCAGCAGGTAATGGTACCCATGACATTGAACCAGCTGTTCCACCAGCAGTTAGAACTTTACCAGCATTAGTTGTCCCAGTAGCTGGTACATGTAATGAACCATCTGTACTTGGATGTACATAATTATTAGCACTAGTAGCAATACCATCTAGCTTAGATTTATCTGTACTTGACATTAAGCCAGCAACAGTTGTAGTAGCATCACTATGGGTGTGACTGGTATTAGACTTAGAATCTAAAGCTGTTTGAGTTGCAGTTGATATAGGCTTACTTAAGTCAGAGGTATTATCTACACTACCAAGACCAACATCAGCTTTGGCTAAAGTCACAACTCCAGTTTTTCCAGCAACAGAAGTAACAGCATCAGCAGGTAATGATACCCATGACATTGAACCAGCTGTTGCACCAGCAGTTAGAACTTTACCAGCATTAGCTGTCCCAGTAGCTGGTACATGTAATGAACCATCTGTACTTGGATGTACATAATTATTAGCACTAGTAGCAATACCATCTAGCTTAGATTTATCTGTACTTGACATTAAACCAGCAGCAGATGTAGTAGCATTACTTGAGTTGTAAGGGGCGTAGCCAAGAGCGGTCGTGATCTGTCCACTTGTTATACTGGTAACAGTTGTAGCGTTACCTGTAATACTGATGCCCCAGGTGCCACTTGCATTACCTCCCGTTAAAGTGGGAGAGTAGGAGCTGTAGTTGCCTGCATGAAGAACTTGACTACCTGCTTGTGTGATTGCTCCTGTGGCATTAAACGTCCCACCAACATCCAACCTATACGCAGGGGTCGTAATTCCAATACCAAGGTTAGTGCCATCAAACACCAACCCGTTCCCGCTTGTCGCCATCTTACTGTCATTCAAGTAGAGCACGCCATTGACAATACCAGTGGTAAACTCTACTTTTGGGGTGATGATACCATTCTTTACTTTAAATTCATTACTCATCTCGTTTCCCTATCTACGAGAGGTGTGGCGTACGCCACACCTTCTTTAAATTAAACAGCTAGTATTGTACGCTCTATCATAATAGTTGCTGCTGTAGCCGAAGCCATTGTAACTAGAAGCCTTACATTTCCTGCACTAACATCACTGGTAATAGTGGCCAAACCTCCGTTAGTTTCTAAGACCCCATACTCTGTCATACTAGTAGTAGTACCATTATGTATAACTAGTACCTCCGAGACCTGATAATTAGCCCCTTGAGTGATTTGAACTATATACTTAGCACTACGATAAGTAGAGAGACTAAAAGTATCTATAGCAGTAGTACTAGTAGCAGCGACACTAGTGGATAGCCCGGAGTGATAGGCATTAGCACTGCCCAGTCCACTAACTTTTATAGCATCACTAGCACTGTCCATGCTCAGCTCAATGCCAGGGCCGCTTACAAAGGTTAAACCGTCGGAAGTTGAGTCAGGGCTTGTGCTGCCTGTAGTAGCCCAAGTATACTCAGTATCAGTATTATCTATAGAGTACTGAGTAAAAGTGCTAGGCTTATTTAAGATGTCAGACCACTCTAGGTTAGCATCTAAAGTGCCTTTAGTGCCACTAAATACCTCACTAGTATTAGTTGCATCAGGTATGAAAGTGAACTTACCTGTGCTATCATCAAAACCAAAGAAGCCGAGTTTAGCAGTTGCCCCATTATGCCACTTAAACTCTATACCTCTATCTTTGTTGTCGTCGCTAGTGGGAGCAGCTTCTCCTCCCAAAGTTAGAACAGGGTCACTAACTGTCTGTACAGTACTATTAATAGTAGTTGTAGTACCGTCCACCTGTAAGTTACCCTTAATAGTAAGAGTACCTGTATTATCCCCATAGGATGCAGGGTCAATAACTGCATTAGCGGGGAGTTTTAAGTTGCCCGTTAAGGTTAAATCTGCAAAAGTAGGGCTCGCATTAGTGTGTATATCTTGCGGCAAACTTAAAGTAACTGTAGCAGTCTCAGTACCACTACCAGATACCAAAATCTGATTAGCCGTACCACTGACTGTAGCGACATAGTTGCCTGTAGTATCTACTCCAAGAGCTACACTATTTGCCACTATAGTAGCTGTAAGGGTTACATCACTGTCTCCCTTAATACTAACACTACCGCTTAAATCTCCTGCCAAATTTATGGTTCTAGCAGTGAGCCAGCTAGGTGCAGGTACTAACAACGTACCACTGCTATTAACTACATCGACGTTCCCTACTCGTAACCCTTCTTTTATTTTAAAAGCCATAGATCCTCCTAGATCATTTTTCTAAACTTAAATACGTAGTTAGCTGAAGAAGCATTACTAGTATTAGAGTAAATTTGTAGTTTCAAATTTGTGTTCTCTACCACACTAGAGCGATAAGTTCGCAAGTATAAACCCCCCTCTCCACTACCTCCCGCCCTGTGTAATACTAACTCATCTGTGGGTATCTCCAAAGAAGAGGAAGTGGAAGACGCATACCAACTCAGTACCCCCGAATAGTATTCATTATTATTAGTACCTCCGGAGCTTATATCATTTGCGTATAGCTGTACTAAGTAGGTACCTGTAGCTAAATCATTATAGGCTATACCAGTATCTTGCCAGTCGGTACTTAAAGTTAGACTTTTAGTAAATTGATACTGAGGATCAGGGTCAGCTTTCTGAGACAAGACAGTATATATATGAGTTTTGTCCACTAGATAGGTTGGCAGAGATACCCCATCTATAATACCGTAACCTGCTAAAGTATTAGGTGTAGAGTCTACTGTTAAAATACTCCAGGCAAGGTTAGGAATATCTGAGGCCACTAAAGTAGTCCCTGTGGTGACCCTGCCCGTGCTGTCTACGCCTACTTTAGTATAAGTGCCTGGAACTACTCCCGTAGTAGGCACTAAAGAAGCTAACCAGTCTGCTTGAGTGCCGATAAAACCGTTCTCTAAAGCTATTTGGTAGGCACTTGGTCCTTCGAGGCCTGGGCTTTGTATTACTACTTGGTAGGCGCTTAACTTTTGCGTACCTGGCGGACTTTGTATTACTACTTGAGTAGTCAGAGGTTGAATATATACTTTATTCATTATTTAGTTACCTCCCCCTCAACTAAAAACTGCCCCTCTAATAACCTAGTAACCATACCCGTGGGGCTTGTCAGCTCTAAATCATACACATAGTTTCGAGGCTCTATATTTGTAGTAGTACTAGCCGGTAGACTAAGCTTTATTACACCTTCTGGCAATAGTTGTATACCGTTACTAGAAGTGGATAACTCTACTACTACTACTTCTGAAGTTTTATCTGTTCTTACCTGTAAAGCCGCTGTATAGCCTAGTACATTAATAGGCGCGTCACTAGAATCTTTCCATTGTAGTTGAAGGGCGAAAGTAGCTCCTTGCTCGCATATAATTTTATACTTACCCGCGCTCATTATGCCCCCCACTTATTTTTAAGTCTAATTCTTTTATTGCTTCTATAAGTAAAGCCACTACTTTATCATACTTCACAGCTTTATATCCATCGTCTCTAGTAACTACTAGTTCAGGAAGTACGCTCTCTAGTTCTTGAGCTATAAGCCCAATATCTTTTTTTCGTAGAAAGTACTCATCTTCTCCCCCATGCTTTGCTACATACTCATCTGTCCAATCAAAAGTATTACCGCTTAACTTACGAACTTTCTCCAAGGCATTAGGTATAGGCTGGATATTTGTCTTTAATCTCGAGTCGGAGCTATAATAAGCTGTAATATCTCCTCCCGCCCTTAAATCTCCGGCAACTCCTGAAGCTGCGGCTCCTACGCCTAAACTATTTACTTGATAATTATTATTAGTATTTAAAGACTCTGCACTAGTCGCGTTAGTCGCGTTAGTCGCGTTAGTCGCGTTAGTCGCGTTAGTCGCGTTAGTCGCGTTAGTCGCGTTAGTCGCGTTACCTACAGTTATATTAGCCCAGTTTGCTATATTTACTAAAGCCCTATTACTATCTATAACGGTGGTACCGTTAATTTTATACTCGACCAGGGCGTTAACTTTAATAGTGCTAATAGTTCCTGTATAAGGGTTGAAGTATAGTTGATTAGCCTCTGCCCCCGACCCTGTCGCAAGTCGCATAGTTGCCCCTGCACTATTATGCTCCGCAAATACTATATTAAACGAGGCATTCGTAGATGTAGAGGTGGTAGGAACAAAAGTAGCAACCCCAGCAGTAGTTGCTGTACTGGCGGAGGTAGCATTACCAGTTAAGTTGCCACTAAAAGTAGCTGCAGTTAAAGTACCCGTACTTGGGGTATACTTTAAGGCAGTATTACTGTACAAAGTCTCCGGGGTAGCAGTAGTATTATTAGAGTCAACAAAAGTTAGGTAATGTTCTGCAGCTGCAGTAGTTGCAGTAGTTTGTACCTTAGAAGAGCTGGTAGAGGTGTTAGCATTACCGTCTAAGCTGCCACTAAAAGTAGTTGTAGCTAAAGTACCCGTACTTGGGGTATACTTTAAGGCAGTATTACTGTACAAAGTCTCCGAGGTAGCGGTAGAATTGTTAGAATCAACAAAAGTTAGGTAGTGTTCTGCAGCTGCAGTAGTTGCAGTAGTTTGTGTAGCTATAGCAGTACTAGCTGTCTTAGCTTTTATATCATACTCAGCCTCTAAGTCAGCCCAGGCAACCCCGTTATACTTCTCCCATTTTTTATTTGAGGCAGACCACCTGATAAAATTAGTTTGAGGGGTTACCGCAGTACCTGCGGCCCCTCCTAGGCTAGAGATAACCCCGGGGTCTAGCCCATAAGCCAGGTCCTTGAACCTATTATCTAGTTCTGTTAGTACGCTAGCATAGTTTGACGTTAATGTAGGGAGGCTCCAATTTGCCATAGTTAAAATCCTCTTACTGTATAGCTACATGACGCGCTAACTCTAGTGCCCGCAGCATTAAATAATAATACCCTGAAAAACCCTGGTTTAGCCGCATCTACATAATCGTATACTGCAGTTATAGCTTGCGTGCTATTGGCGGATAAAACTATAGCATCTATATCTATAAATTCAGGAGTACTGCTGATAGTTTTATCAGAAGTTACGAATACTAAAGAACCGTTTATATCTATAGTGGGGCTGCTGATATTGCGAGTGATACTTACAGTATCTTTAGCATATAGCTCGCTGCCGGCTACTCCAGTAAGTTTTATCCCCTTACTGACAGACACACTACCACTAGTAGTAAGGTTTAACTCTGTGTTAACTGTAAAACTGCCACTAGTAGTGCTAGCAATCTTGTACACATTATCTTTAGCTCCTCCACTAGAAAAGTCTAAAATTACTAACTCATTTATAGCTAGGCTGTGGGGGCAGGTGACTGTAATGGTAGTACCTACCTGTGAGTACGTTCCTGTGTACATACTTAAGTCAATTATATCATCAACAGATAGATTATGGTTGTTATTCGGCATATTAATAACTATATTATTAGCAGTTTGTGAAAAGCTAGTCGCCGTTAAAGGCACCCTAGGAGTTAAAGTACCTGTAATAGTCTTCAACTTACTATCTAGTTTTACATTAACGCTTGCTAAGTCTATTAACCCCGAGAATTTAGGATTATATACGTGTACGTTACCCGAGCTAAAGCCCTCTACAACAGAACTGACTACGGTAAATGTGTCAGTTGCGACTGTACTAATAGTATAGGAGTTGTCACTAGAGTTTTGAGCGTTACCGTCTATAAAATCTAGAAGAACTGTATCTCCTGCTACTAACCCGTGGTGGGGGCAAGATACTGTTATAATTGGGCTCTCTGAAAGAATATTATAAGTACCTAATTTGGCACTACTACTAGATAAAGTATATTTTACAAAACGAAAATTGCTAGAATAAGCGCTTGTACTATTTAGGAACTCGGTCCAAATAGTATCATCTACAGTTCCGTGCAACGCTCCATTAATAAAATCTAAAACGACCACCTCCCCTGTACTAAGGTTGTGAGGAGTTAGAGTGGTGATTGTGACTACATTTCCGCCCCTAGTGTACTCTCCGGACAAGTTTTTGTTTAGAATACATAAAGTGCCTGCCGCAGTGCCGGAGGTACTGGTAAGTAAAGTAAACGTATTACCACCCGTAACCGTGATAGTATATTCTTTCCCTAAGGCTGTGTATAAATCACAGTTATACGCAGGATTCCCACTAACTATCGTTTTTGTGGGGGTAATAGTAACTTTACTACTCGGGATTACCGTTTTATAATCTATAACTTCTTCATAAAACGCGGAAGTGGTGCCAGGTGACGCATAGATAAACTGTTGGTCGTCTAAGGCGTCTTGTATTGTACTCCAGTTATGGTTAATAAAATGATCTTGCCAAGACTCTGTAGGATTAACGGGCATAAGCCTAGTCCCGTCTGAATCAACCATTATATTGTAGGAGTCCACGAAGGTAGCCCCTACACTACTACCTAGTACAGAATCCGTATCTACACTAAATTTAGTGTCCCTATCTGCTCGTAATATATAGTCAGGGGGTTGATTTACTGTAGCACTTCTACTTGTATAACTGCTTAGATTTCGTGCCGTATCTATAGCTGCTAACTCATAGGTATAAACATTTGAAGCAGTCTCTATAACAGTAGTAAAACCCCCCGACTTCTCTCCGAGAATACTAAAGACTTCTACACCTTCCTTTATATACTTCTTTCTTAAGTAGTAGCTAACTATAGGCAGCTGTGTGGTGCTTACTGCATTCTCATTCCAGTATAGTAATACGTTATTATCAATAACAGAAACCTCTCGGATAGTCGGAGCACTAGGTAACTCAATGGTCAAGGTAGAGTTTTTCTTTCCTGAGCAGTTACCTAGCACATCGTATGCTCTAACCCAGAAACTCCTTGTACCTCCCCAATCTACGTCTTTTAGTATAAAAGTAGTATAAGCTTTACCAATAGAGATAGCGTTATCACCCTCATAGTAACCAACCTCGTAATAGTCTATCGGAATAGTATTAGTTAGCGCACTCCAAGAAGCTTTATATTGTGCCCCTTCTATTATTAAGTTAAACCCTTCTACCAAGCCGGGGGGAGCTAAAGTTATCACTCCAGTTTTTAGTACCGAACTGCTAGTGTAGTTAGGGGTATTAGTATCTACTTTTTGTATTTCTACGCTTAAGTCCCCTAAAGTATTTGGGGGCAGAGTTACTATTACGCTGTTATTTAAAGTCCCGGGGCTAGCAGGTACTTCATATGTAATATTATTAAACTTTACAATATAACCGCTAGCGCCTAAAGTATTTGGTGCTTTATTATCCGTCCAAGTTATTGTCGCGGTACTACCGGTTATTCTACCTGTAATAGTAGAAGCTACAGGAGGCTGTGGCACCTCTACGAGTAAAGCAGCACTAGTCTCCTCACCTACAGCATCAGTATACTCAAGCCTGGAGCTTACAGCTCTAACAAAGAAAGCTCGAGAGCCTAGCCAATTTACCGAGCCTGAATAGTTTGTATTAGGTGTAGTAGTGATTAAGTTATTTGTGGCTAAACTTGTGTGATATATCTCATAGTGATCTATAGGGTACCCGTTGCTAATGACGGGAGGTACCCAAGCTAGCTCGAAGGTACTATCTACTAATGCAGCTGTTAAGGCAGAAGGAGCTTGCGGTGTAGAAATAGCAACACTAAGGTTTGCAGCTGTACGACTACAGATATCACTAGTGTCTACCGCTTTAATAAATACGTTATAATTTTTTAAGCTATCCGTATATGTAAGTTTGTTGCCTACAGTAATAAACTTATCGGCGGTATCAGTTATATCATCAAAACTGCTTGCCGTGCCTATCCGTACCTCGTAGTGTTTAAAATCTAGGTCGGTACAAGCATCCCACGTAAGTGTGGTACCTTCTCCAGACAGTGAGTAGGTTACTCCAGTAATATTGGCAGGAGCTACGGTTTTTCCGCGAATTAAGTAAGGAGGTAAGTTAGTAGGTGGGTATACTAATGTAGGCCCTTTTTTGCCTAAACTATTAAATGGAGTTACGATAATACGAAATCCTGTGTTATCTTGTACTCCCAATATCTCGTGAGATAACTCCCTTGTATTAGTTGCATACGTGTTGGAGCTCGTAAGCGTATATGAAGTAGGGCTAGTAAAACTATAGTATTGCGTTGTTATAGAATATCCAGTAGTATTTAAATTGGAAGGTAGAGAGAAATTAAGTTTTGTTTTTATGGACTTCCCTGTAGCCTCTATATATATGTCATCTCTTATAACTATATTCTTACTGTAGATATACCCACTACCCTGCAGAATAGTAGTGATGTTACCGGGGTTAGTTATAATACTGTCTCCAGATATACTAGCTACTGTATAATATGCTATTTGATTATACAGCATATCGTTAGAATCCGCTAATACCCCTGTAACTCCTATTATATCTCCCGGGCGGAATAAACTAGCATAAGAAGAGGCAATGGTTAGCACAGTACCGTTTTGGCTGAACTCCATACCGTACCCTGAGCTAGGTATGGCATTAATAGGGTTAGGTACTAAGTTGCTTACTGTATAGTTATTAGCAGGTAGGGTGACATTCTCCTCTATATAAGCATATTTATCTTTATCATAAGCTATAGCATTTATTTCAAAAACGCCTACTGTATCTGTATCTTTTATGCTAATAACCTTATACTCTTCTGGAGTTAAATCTGCACGGTTTAGTACCCATATAGATCCGGCTGCTATGCCCTCGTCTAAAGACTCCCCTAGCGTTAAAATGTTTGTAGTGCCAGGGGGTGCTATAACCGAGTAAGATTTTACGCTTAGCCTACTAGTATCGTGTTCTACTACGGTAGGGTGATTAGTACTTGTAGAGTTTGCGGAGGTAGATAAATTATTGCAGCTAATTTTATAAGTTTTTCCTGCCTCTATAATAACATCTCTATCTAAAGTTATAGTATTTGCGGTACGGCTTAGTACCCTGCCCGCCAACTTAAACTGTTTTCCACCTGCTCTTATGTTATCTAGCACCCTTATTACCATACCAGGGCGTAAATAGGCCGAGTCTAACGCTGCTTTGAAAGATACTGCATTACTCTCATATGTGTCAGTATACAATAGCCATTTACCTAGTCTGTGGGCTTGCCCTCTACTGGTACAGCCCATTGCTACAGTCTCTATAGGATTATACCCATACTTAGTTATGGCTGTATCATCTAAAGTAACATACTCTATACGCTGCTTGTAGTCAAGCATAGGGTCGTTCCAAGTTATTAAAGCAGCGTTATGCTTCACTTTCCTAGACCCTCCTGCATATGTGAACTTTCCGTTCAACACGTTAGCATTTGTAAATTGCATAATCGGGTCTTGTACGACGGCGTCTTGTATACAACTAATCAACCCAGTAGACCAAAAAACCATCCCACGGAACGCACTTGCTAAGTTTTGTAGAACCTGTACTGCATCCTCTTTAGTCTGGATATAAGCATTGAGACTAAATCGTCTCTCTAACTGTCCAGGGTTATAAGGGTCTGGCACTAATTCATCACACTTTTGCGCTATCTCATATAAGCTAGCAAGGTCTATTTGGTTGGCATCTATGTAACTACCTAAGCCGTACCTCTCGTTAGTTAATAAATCATAGAAACACCATGCAGGGTTATCAGTCCAGGCTACTTTTGTAACTGTACCATCCCACAAACCTGTGTAAGTACGAGATATAGGATCATAGTTGTGAGGTATTTTAACTTGCAGTAGCTTCATTAAATACCCTCTAGTAGGGATACTATTAAAGTACTCAGAATTAATTTTTAATCCTACTATCGCACTATTGGGGTAGAATAGCTTGATTGTAGTTATGCAAGTAAGGCTATCAAAATATACTGTATCGGTCTTTTTAGTTCCGGTTTCCTGAGGAGTAACCCTCCAAGCTTTTACTACATAATTGTTGGAGTAGTTCGCTGCAGGTAAGTCATGTACAAAACTCCAAGTAAATTTACTAGAAGTTTTTCCTTCAATAGTTTTTGTGCCACTATCTAAAACTACCGAGCCGTCCCCTTTTAAGATTTGATACGCGTATGAGCTTGAATAACCTACTAGGTCTCCATTACTTTTATACTCATATAACGAAGGTATACTAAAAGTTACGCGTATTCTATTAGTGGTACCTCCTTGTACAACAGCTGTTTTGTATAAAGGAGTGCCGTCAGCATTTTTTTCTAGTTTTTCGCCTACAGATAACTCAGCTTCTACAGTGGGAAAGTTGCCAATGTTAGTAGAATCTCCTACTGGATTACTTTTTAACTCATTGAGAGTAGAGCCCCTTCTATACTCGAAATCTTTCAAGGTATAGTTAGTAGTGCCGTCAGGGTTCATTAGAGGTACCCCGTCCAAGTATATAGACTTTTGAGGGTTATCATTACCATTAGCAAAGCCTTCAATAGGTCCCTCACATAAAAGGTCAAGCACTTTAGCATAGCTTCTAGACTTAAGGTTATCCGCCTCTTCTATCGGAGTGTGCCCGCCACCACCTTTACCACCACCGCTGCCGTGTATTAACATATTATTCCCTATATAGTTTCATGCTCTAACCCGGCACTAATTACCCCCGAGCCTATCATTAAGGTACCATACCCTATTGGAACAGGGTGGCCTTGCATTATAGTATTAACAGGACCATTAAAATAAGTATTAGGGGTATTCTCCGGTCTTTCTTGTACGTTAGGTTTATTGGGAGCAAATAAAAGGCTTGACACTCCTGCTAGTATTAAACCTACCCCCATTTGTACGGCAAAGTTGCCTACAACTGCCGCTTTACCGGCAGCTGCTGCGCCTCCTCCTAATAAACTTGAGGTAAGTCCTGTGATATAAGGCGCAGCCATTATCAATGCAATACCCAGTACAACAGCAAAAATACCTCCACTCTTTCCGCCACCACCTGTTATAGCGGGGACTATATGAAGTTCAGAGGCAGAGCCTAAAGGTTCCAGTACACTAGTGTTGTCTCTATACATGTCGCCGGTTCTCACGTGAAAACCTGGTTGGTATCCAATTATATGCTCTTTGAAACCTTTAAAGTTAGCCCCAATTACCCCCATCACTTGCTGGATAGTAGTACCACTAACTACAATTTTGTCTACAAACTTAGTGGCTAAATCTCCATAAAGATAAACGGTTCTCATCATAAAAAGCTCCTATGCCTAAATACATTAGAAGTAGCCTTTCGCCAAAAGCTACCGTATTGTTCTTTACAAGATAATCTATTGTACCCATGATGGGCAATACTATTAGTATCATAATATACTGCACTATGACTAGCGTACTCTGTATTGCCTGTATTCATTAGTAATACATCATACTTCTTCAAGTCTTTAACTTCCGTAAATCCATACTCACTTGCTTTATCGATAAACGTGTTTTTATATTTAGCCCAGTATGCGTCTGTTTCTTGGTGCCTAGGTAGTTCTATATTAAGCTCTTCTTTGTATAAGTCGCAAATAAAGTTCCAACAATCATAAATCCCGTACACATACTCTCTACCGAACAAAGGTAAATCTTTTCGAGGAGGTTTTATAGTATGATAGCCTTTAGTCTTTATAGAGTATATTATCCAAGGTACCCCTGTTTTCACACAACTTAACTGGTCTTGGTCAGAAGGTCTTTCATCTACTGTCGTATGTGAGTGAAATACGGCTAACAGCTCGGAATCTTTTAATGCCCTTATCTGGTCTATAGGATCTATTATAAAATCCTCTGTTGGATTAGCAGATATATTTTTACAAGGCCTAAATAGTTTTTTACCTTTAAAGTTAACGATTAATCCACAGGCTTCTTTTGGGTACTCACTAACTGCATAAGCTACTAGTATAGTGCTTATTTCAGTGTCTAATAAATTAGTATTGTAATAGTCCTGCACCTGGAAACCCTCCAAAAGGTAAAGCTTGGTCTACCCCGTTAATTGGAGGAAATCTAAGTTTACACTCATCTAATGTTTTTTTACAAGAGCCATACGCTGTACCTGTATACCCGCAGTTAGCGTCTTTAAACACCCAGAAACAGTGGTTCTGTAAAATGGTTCGTCTAGGCAGCTTAACGCTTGTTATATCCAGTGCACTTGCTAACTCATACTTTACATACTCATCAGTTTCTTCTACTTTTCGGTCAACAAAATATACCTCTTGAGGGAACTCAGCTAAAGGATCCGCAGAAACATTGCCTTCCTCGAAATTTACAGCGTCTAAGAACTTTATCATAGTTCTATGCCTTATTACTTTAGCCCCTATAAAGTCGTTCAGGGCTAAATTAAGGATAGTTACTAGACCCCCTATATTAGCTACGGTAAAGTTGGGGGTAGGTAATTGTCCAGAGCTACTATACTCAAAACCTTCTCCTAATACAGGAAATAAAGCATACTTTTTCCCCTGCCAAGTAACTTCTTCACCTTTAAGGTTAAGGTCTGTAAAAAACCTTAGAGTGCGATAACTACTCATAGTTGTAACATCTGCGTAGTTAGAGTCCCCTAGCTCGGGGGCTACGGAAGCTAACTCCGCATCTGTAAACTGGTCGGGAGGGAAATACACTTCAAATAAGTCAACTAGTCTACTAGGGGCGGACTTTAGAGCCTCTTGCATTAAAGATAAACTCATAGGTCAAACACCTTTTCAAATTCGCAGCTAATGCTAGCATCTAGATGGGAATTATGGGTAATATCCCAACTGTTGCAAATTACTTTGTACTGAATAGTAGAGCTAGGAGGAGTCCACAAAAAGTAGTCCACTCCTGCTCTTGCGGCAAAAAACCCTAATATTGTAGTGGCTGCGTTTACTGGGATACTATTCCAGTTAATACTCCAAGTTTGGTTGAGGGTGTTTATACCAGCAGCTATTCGCTGCTGGTATCCATCGCCAAATTGAGCCTTACTGACGCGGGGGGTTATTTTACTAGAAAACCCTTTAGAAGGGTTTGGTATTGGTATACCATCATAAGTTAAGTTATTAAAATTTTCTGCCATTTTTATTACCTATACAATAAACCCCCTGGCTTACGTTGCTTAATTAACTCGGCTTGTACGGTTTGCTTAACCGCTGCACTTAACTGCTTACCAAACTCACTAGCTACATCTACATTAGACTTGGTCTCGGTAGTTCCGTCTTTTTGTACACTTACATTGACTTGAATACTGGTGTCTCCCATAGTTATTCCACCGGAGCTGCCTTTTAAAGTAACAGGTATGCTACGGTTGTCGGGTAGCGGGACAAATGCCTCGTTTTGACTACCTTCGCCAAATATAGCTAACTGAGGGCTAGTGGCTATTCCGCCTTGAGCATATGCATGAGTAGGTAGATTATATACACCTTTAGGTCCTATAACTCCACCTTTCTCAGCAAAAGCAAGCATAACAGCTTTAGTAATAGCAGCATTCATAAATATGCCCAGCGTATTCGCGAATACGTTAGATATTATACTGTCCCCTTGAAGGGCAGTCCTAATACCCCCACTAATAGAACTTCCCAGTCCCCTAGCAATTTGCTGCTCTACCTTATCTTGCTCCTTCTGGGGGAAAACACCTGTGGAGCTAGCGGAAGCACCAATTCCCTGCAAAGGTGTAGCAGTAGCAGCCTCACTAGCTGCAGTGCTTGCTCTGTTTTCTAAAACTAGGGAGAGTCTGCTTAGGTTTTCTGTAACTCCTACAACGCTAGTATCCATCTTATCTAAGCCAGACGTTGAGTCTTGTAACATTTTATCAAACCCGTTTTGAATAGGATCAACTTCTCTTAGGATGTTACCAGACGTTGAGTCTTGTAACATTTTGCCAAACTCTGCTTGAATAGGATCCCCTTCTATTTGGATGATACCAGTCGGTGTTGACTGACTTGGGAGATAACCATACATACCAGGATCACCTCTGTATTTGTAATACTTATCAAGGGCTTGATTGAAGAAAGGTAGCCCTTTTTGGGGTGCGAGGGCAGGGCTTAGCTGCAGCTTTACAGACTCTGGCCAGTCTGCCTGGTTTAGTTTATTTATATAATTTAGTTCTGCTACCCTCATGCGCTCTTCAAGTTCTATCTCCTCCCTGTAGAGACGCTCTTGATCTACTCCCATCGCCCGGTTAAACTCCCTCTCTTCTTTACTGACAGCCTCTAGATAGGCGGGGGGAAGCAGAGTAGTTTCACTTATAGGCTTAGCATTAGGATCCACATAAGGAAATAATTGGGCCGAAGGATATAGCTTATCTACCCTTAAAGGCTTAGCATTAGGATCCACATAAGGATACAGTTTGTCTGCCTTATCAGCTGCTGCTTCTGCTTTTACGACCCCTTCCCTATTAAAACTTTTCACATAGTTGTCAAACGCAGTGGTTAAGTTAACAATAGCCTCCTTCAAGCCCCTTTGGGAGTTTATTAAAGCGTCTGCTTGCTTCTCTGCGTCTGTTTTTATTTCTATGCCAAACAGTTTATTTACTGCCCCTCTAATGCCTCCATAGAGAGCCTGTTTCAGAGTATTACTAGCCATACTAGCAACACTTTCTGCTAGAATATTACGAATTCCAGAACCTAGAGCCCCTATAAACTCTTTCCCGGTCATATTTTTAGACTGCTTGAGTAAGTCCATAAATAAATCTACGCTTTTATCTATAGAATCAGCTAAACCTATGGCAGCTTGCTCCATAGTACTAGGTATATTTTTTATTTTATCATCTAAAGCAGTTACAAAAATTTCCCCCGCGTACTCCATATTAGAGCGGCTAAATATTTTTGCAAAAGTATCGGTAATGCTCCCGTTATAGCTCTCAGCCTCTTTCATTTCTAGAGACCTGCGCTGCTTATAAATTAGCAACTGTTTTTCGTATATTTCATATAACGCATTGGCAGTTTTAAGTTCTACATCAAATATCTCTTGCCTTAGAGCATATATATCGTGGGGGACTTGAGTATTTTTTAACCTATCTTTAATAGGCTGCAGCCTCTTCTCCTTGTCTATTTCGAGGGCCGCAGCTTGTTCCTTTAGCAGGGGAGAGAGGTTATTTAAGGAGGCTAAAGCTTTTTTATTCTCCCGAGGGTGGTTAGAGACTAAGTGATCTACGTATTTTAGTATAAAATCTGCTGCGGAGCTTAGAGAAGTAGTAAACTGCTCGATTGACTCTAAAAACCTATTACGAATTAAAATATCCCTCTGGTTTTTCTCTGCCATGGTTAAGTGCTCGCTATCTCTCTGGAGCATCTTTACCTTGATCTTTGCCTGCTCTATTTCTCGGGCTACCTGATCTGAGGCAGCTTTTAAAGCGTCGATCTCTTGAGGGATCTTATTTTTCGTCTTACCTAACTCTTCTTCTATTTTTTTCTGCTTATCTGTTAAGTTTGTTAATAAGTTCTCTGCCCCTGTAATGTCTAAAGCGTGCTTTTTCTGGGCAGTGTCCTTAACTAGTTTATTAAGCTCCGTAGATAAAAGAGTTACCCCTAAAGTCGCATCTTGTATGCTTAAGTTAAAGTCTTCTATTTCTAAGCTACGTGTCCGGGCCTCGGCCTTAAGTTGGTGAGTGCGGGCTTCGCCCGCCGAGATCGCGTCAAAAGTACTGAGCCATTTCTCTATGGGAGTTGTCTTTTGAGTCTCGAGTACGGCCTTTTCACTTTTTAGCTCACTAGCTGCGGCCTTATTCATGTTTTCAGAAGATAAAGCTTTTGCAGCTAAATCAAATAGGGGCATAACCTGAGAAAACTCAAACTCTTTCCTCCTTGCTTCCCTTGGGCTGGACTCCGGCATCTTGGCCAACTCTTGTATTCGTAAAGAGACCGCATTTAAAACCTCTCGGGGAGTAGCAGAGGCATCTAACCCCAATCCTATAGGTCCTGCCGCTTTAAGTCTGAGCTGGAATATTTCTTTGTCCGACTCAGCTGTCTTCTGCAGCATCTTTAGCTGTACATTTAAGGAGGCGAGCTGAATCTCGAGTAGCCTATCTTGAAACTTCAACTGTAGTTGAACTACTTCAGGGGAAGCAGGCCCTCCAATCGAGGAAACTAAATTGCTTAATACTCTATCTGCTTTATTAACATTAGCTGTTTGGACCTTAGCTCTAGAGGCTGCGGTTCCTAATGCGTAGAGGTTTTTGGCCGCGAGCAGGGATATATCAGCTACTTTTTTAAATACTTCAACTGTCCCACCTTGTGAGTCGAATAACTCTTTAAGTCTTATACTCTTCTCTTTAGGAGAGAGATTTAGCTTCATTATACTAGCTATCCCAGTACTTAAGTTATTAATGAAATCTCTTTGACTATTATCTAGTTGCGAGTAAGCTTGAACTGAGCTGCTAGACAAGTTCGTTATCTGCTGCCCTAAGGCTAAGAATCGTGTCCCTGTTTCTCTAGCGGCTAGAGAAGTATCTCCCATAGTTCCTGCTAAACTAGCTACACTGGAAAAAACTTCATTCATACTCTGAAATTCTTTTTTACTAGTAGTAATCCCTTGTATAAAATCTTTTGCATTGTCGCTAAGTATTTTTTCACTGGCTCCTAACTTTGCTAAGTTTACTGCAGTTTCTATGCTTACTCCGCTTACTTTTTCTATCTCATCCATCATGGTTTGAAAAGCAGCGCGAGCTGTTGCCTGGATTGTTGAGTTGGGAGCAGATAAATCAGGTAGAACTTCCTCCTCCATTTTGCTAAAGGACTTAAACCCTTTCTTACGACTAAACTCGTTCAAGGCAGCCAATTGATTTCCGCTTAAGTTTGATAGCATTTTATCAAGGATGGTGCGTATATCATCGTCTTGTCCAAACCCAAAAGTAGACTTTATCCTCTCCCATTGTCTAGAGAGCGCGCCCTCTCCCTCCTTAGACATAGCCTCGCCATAAGATACACCTGCCTCTCTCAAGCTATCAAAAGCCTCCTTCCGTACCCTTAAAGCGTTTACATTAGCTGTAAAGAAGTCGTCAAAATTTAAAGCTTTTTTTACATTTTTCAATGCTTCCGCATATGAATCTAGGCTGTCTTTCGCATCATTTAAATACTTAGAGTTTTTAGAAAGAGCGTCATTAGTAAGGCCAAACTTATCGGCTAAAGCCCCCAATACGGGTAACCCCACAGCAGCTATAGCCATGTAAATGTTGAGGGCGCTCAAAGCTCGGGCAAGTACTGCAGTTAGAACACCAGCTCTGGCTCTTAGTCTGTGGAAAGACATCCCTACCTTATCTAGTATACCGCCTGTAGCAATCATCTCGGTATTGATTAAACGCCAAGCTGCTCTGAGAGAGAAGTTCTCTGCTAATGCTATAGCATTAGCTCGCGTAGTAGCAAGCCTTAACTGGTTTGTTACGCCTTCTTTATCCTTTAGTAGTTTTATAGCCTTCTCATCATTCGCTAATACTAAAGCCGCTTGAGTGTTGACCGCTGTTATTGCTTGTCCTAGATTTGATGCAGAGGACTGTAGTTGATTAAAGCCTTCGTTTAAGTTTTTTAGGTGTTGAGTACTTTTCTCTATGGCGGCGTCTACCTGCTCGACAGTACTGAAGGTACTTCTCCCATAAGTTACCCCCACCTCTCCTCCAGCTACTCGCTCCCTGCGCTCTTGTAAGCTGCCAAGGCGGGTTTTTGTTGCTGTTATTTGCTTGGTTATTTCATTGGCTGTATGCTTTAAGGTTTTTTCGAGCTGGTCTGCAGGCAGGTCTAATAAACTGCTAAAGCTTTCTCTAACTTTCGATCCTTTAGCGAATAAACTGGCAACACTGTCAATAGTTTTCGCGGCAGCTTGCTTGGCATTGAGAGTGTCTTGTCTTAAAAGCTCTTTTCTCTCCGCTATATTTTTTTCTAGATGGTCTAGCGAAACTTTATAGGAGCGTGCTTGCGTTTCTAAAGCATCTAACTGTGCCGCCCCATAATTCTTCATTGCAGGTATAGCTTGTCGTACTAGTAAAGATACTATGGCTAATAGCCCTGCTAAGAGTGCTGTAGGGGATTGGGATAGCGCGGTAATAAATGGAGCTATTGTGGTAGTTAGGCCAGCCCCTATCGTAGTTAATACATTAATAACGCTCGAGCTTAGTTGAGAGAAAGCATTGGCAGGTAGATTCTCTAAATCTCCATACTTTTTATTAGTTTGATCAAGTACTCCGTTAACAAAAGCTTGCCGCCTTTCAAAGTCAGTTAGAGCAGTCGCAGTTTTGCCTAGGTTTTTGGCATACTCGCGGTTAACATCATTAACCTTTACCATTATACCTAATTCATCTAATAGCTCGGGCTCTATCTTTACCGTACCCCTAAATATTCTATTTAGGCTGTCTGTCATATCGCGGCCCATAGCTAAACTAGCCCCTTTAGCCGCTTTTGTAAGCCCAGTAATCTGCTTAGCATTAAGACCTGCTGAAGCTGCTAAGTTTACACTACTAAGCGCGTCTTTTAAAGTAACCGCCCCTTCTGTTATGGCATTAACTTGTCGAGCCATTGCATTAAGACTAGTACCTACAGTCCCTGACATTATAGTGGCTGCTCGCGTCATTAGAGCAAAATCCATTGATCGAGATAGGGCGTTAAAAGCGGTACTAACAGCAAAGATGTTAGCCGCAAATGTAGCATATAGCTGCACTAACCCGCCTAATCCTTGCGCTTGACGTGCGAAGTCCCTAGAAGCCCCACGAGCATTACCCGCCGCAGTACCTCTACCGATGCCTGTAGAAACCCCTCCGGAAGACAAAAGAGCCGCATCTGCGGCTCTCGATCCAGTTCCAGAAGAGCCGGCTTTCCTAGATCTCTCTAACTTATCTAGTTCTTTATTGGCACGCTTAGCCTGGCTTTCAGCTTCCCGCAAGCCTTTGGTGTTTACGTCAATAGTAACTGTTCTATCAGCAGTCATAGCCATTTCCTTATTTGGTACGTTTAATGTTACGTTTATTAGACTGTAGGTTGTTAATCTCAACCTTCTCGATATTGTCTATTAACGAAATTAAGTCATACATAAACAATCTATCTTCATGAATGTTAAAAAGATCTAACACACTACTTACTAAGTGCAAGTCTTTACCTAAGTAAGTACCAGAGAAGGAATCTATATTGCTAGGTAGTCTACTATATACTTGCCATGCTTGTATTACTTCTGTGGGGAAGTCACTAACTTCTACGGGAATCTCATCTTCGAGGGGGGTGGAGCCTAATTGCTCACACATATCAAAGTAAGACTCCTGTGTCATGCCCGCAGCTTTATTTTGGAAATACTGCTTTAAGTCTTGCTCGATTGTGCCGAACTGTAGGCCGTAAAATTTGCTAGGTCACCTACAACTTCCGTAACAAAGCTATCAAACTCATTAGAGTTTTTCATCATAACTAAAGCATTCTCTTCACTGTACTCTAGCTCATCCTCTAAATTCTTTATGCCACTTAAATCTACTAACATAAGCTCATTTAAATAGCTGTATTTTAAGCCTGTCCACCCTTTTACTACAGAGTTTACATAACTTTTTAAGAAAAGTTCCTCATTTAGCTCCTCTTCTGGTTGCCGAGTCCTTTTATTAAACTTAGTAGTTACACAGCCTTTGCGTAATTTAATCAGTTCTTCCCTCGACAGAAAGGATAGTTTAACCTTAAACCCGGATCTACCTGGGAAGTCAGCTTCTACGGTTTTTGAAGGGGTTAATAAAGATTGTAATGAGATTGCCATTTTTTATATTTTCCTTGTTTTATTAGCTTATAGGGGTTTTTAACCCCTATAAGCTACACAATTAAGCGTGATAATATCTAACAGTTAAATCGTTAGTTTTAGTTAACTCATAAGAGCCACTAGAGCTATCAACGATACTACCTTGAGCATTAAAGTTAATGCTAGTGGAGACGACATCTTGAATATCAATACTAGGGATTTGCAGTGATACACCTGGCATGGTTAGGTTAACCCGAGTAGTATTAGAGCTTCCACCTATAGCGATATCTAAGTAGAACTTAGTCTCTACGGTGTTAGCTGCTGCGGCCATCATATTGTTTAGTAGAGTGCTGGACTCGTTAGCTCCGGTTTTTAAGTATGCGTTTAAGCTACCACTAATAGCTCGGGTGCCGGTATAATAACCTATAGCGTTATTAACAGTCCCTAAGGTTTCAGGGATTACATACTCAATATTGTTGCTGTACGTAAAAGAGCCTCCGGTTATAGGAATCGTATAAGTCGTGCCGCCAGCACCACCAATATTACTACGTAAGTCAATAGTACTTAACTTATTTGTAATATAGGTATCACTAGAAATACCGGCTGCGAAGGCCGTAGCATAAGTAGAGGTGAAGGAGCCGTTCGACACATAAGTACTAGTTCCGTAAGTATCTGTCACATCCTCAGCACTATTAGCAAAGCCTGACCACGCTATAGTAGAAATACCCGTTAGATCCATGGATACTTCAGCTTGGTTAACCGCAGCACGGTTCAGTCTATACACTGTGTTATCTACGATAAAGAATAGGTAAAACTCTTGTAGTTGGTTTACATCAGAACCGCTAGTACCTGCTAAAGCATATGCAGGGGTTTCTACCCACTGACCTTTATAAGCTTTGGCTCCGGTAGCGGTTATAGCCCCAGGAGCTACTTTAGTGTTTAAATCTACTACAATTGCTGTAGAGCTAGTAACAGTAGTTACCTTGTACATACTGTTTAATGCAGTAGGAGTTAAGCCCGTGAAGGTGACGGCATCCCCCACAGCTAAGTTGTGTGCGGCGCTAGTGGTTACAGCTAAAGTGTAGCCTTCCGTTGCACTGCCTGAGCTAGTTGCAGTACTGACAGTTACACCAGTACTGTCAATAGCTTTAGCGCCTAACATTGCATTCCACAAATAAGATTCAGGGGCTTTAACATTAGTCGCCTTGTACGGGCGGATATAAGTGCTTAGGCTCCATTCAGCAGCATTTAACTTAGTGTTAAAAGCGCGCTGGCCTCTAACGGGGGAAGAACCTGCTTCACTTAATTGAATCGTTTGCTGTTCCGCGCTTTGGCTAAAACTATACCCGTCTAAGATTTGAATTTCAAAACAAGTGGCCGCCGCTGGTACAGCTGCGGTACTAAAATAGCATCTAGTATTTCTAGAAAGATTAACGGCCATATAGGACCTCCTATATATCTCGTAGTATTTTTGTTAATGTTTACTAACAGCTATACTACACTTGATATCTGACTGATAGATTTATTTCCCCCACCCCATATGGAGTTAATAAGCCTTCATCTGTTACAATTGATGTTATTAAAATTTCTTCTGTACTTCTACCGTCGGCTAATACTAGTCTTTCGTTTTTTGAAATTACAGTTTCAACATCCTGAATAAGCGTTTCCAATCGTTCACTTGCGTCTTCCCCGTATACATATAGCTTAATAGCAATGCTAAGAAATCCCCACTTAAACATAGCGGGGTGGTATTCTCTAGTTTCTGTTCCTGTTACTACACATAGGTAGGGAAAGTCTTGTATTTCATCCCAAAATTTTAACTTTGTGGTTGAATTAACGCCATAAAGATTTGTGCTGTAGGGGGATGTTCCGTTCAACAACGTATTAAATTTCTCGCTAAGAGCCTTAGCTATTTGGGATCGGGCACTCATAGATAGTCTCCATTTTGTATACTAATTATACCTTATAAGCAAGAAAAAGTCAACTATTTTATTTGTAGCTATACAATTACTGCCTTAAGTCTTGCGATGGTTAGCATTGAGGCTACCTCCCTGACTGACTTAACTATAAGAGCTCTTGGATCTCTTTGAGTCGACCCTTGCTTATACCCCGGCTCAAATGTTTGGTAGGGATACTTCATATAGGATAGAAAAGCATTTACAGTATTACGCCTATTATCGTAAGCTAAAGCTTTTAGCTCTACACTATTAGCAAATCTACCAGATCTATTAACTAGCCTTGGTTCTCGCATATTTGCAACTACTTTAGCGGTTAGTTGCGCACTTATTAAAGCCTGCAAATTTACTACAGATTGAAAACGCCCCCTAGTGTCTTGTAGCCTAGTAGGGGCCTTTTTCAGGTCGGCTTTAAATTTTTTATTACTTATTGTAGGGGCTAGGCTAACTTTATTTGCTTTAGTCTTAGCCTTAATTATTTTTGTGGCTTGTACCTCTTTTAGAGGGTTACCTAGTAAGGTATCAACTACATTATTTGCGATAGACTCCTTAATAGTAGGAGAAAGTCTTAGGTCTAAAATATCTTTTATAAGTTGGTTGCGCAGCTTACTATCTATCACAGACTCTATCTTACTACCATAGAGTATCCGGTTTTCTACCGATTCTTGCAGTATAATTATATTAGCACTAATTTTTGCTAAACCAGGCCGCACTTGTTTTACTACTTCTGACTCTACTATAATATTTCCGTAAGTCGATCTAGTTTCTAACTCTTGTAGCAGATCTTTTACCATTGAGGTATAGTCGGAGCTAAGTTTTTTAACTTTTTTTATGTTTGCGTCAGGTATATCGCCCAGCCCGAGCATAATAGATTGCTCAATAGTGTGAGTTAACTTTCCTTCGGAGATTTTTCCATCTTCTAGGACTGAAGAAATATTGGTTAATTTTAATTCTTTTAAAGCTTGCTTTTTTATATCGGGGGAGGGGCTATTTAAAACCCTAGTGTAATAAGATAGTAGTTCTGTGGTTAGTAACCTGTCTACTTTAGCAGCACCATCAGGACTCTTAAAGCATTCTAAAGCTTCCTTTACAAGGTTTAACTTTATTTGTAAAGGGGTCTTAGCTAGGGTAGATTTGCTAGCTAAATGCCCCCTATCTAAAATAATCCCTAGGGCTGCGCTAACTTTAGTATTTAGTTCCGTAAGTAGTCGTTGGCCTGCATGCTCGAAGGAAGAAAAGAGTACTCCAATAATCTCTTTATTATGTGTAATGGCTAAAGGGCCTCTCTTAAGCTTCGCCGTTATTTGCTCGGCAGTTGATCTATTAAATGCACTCATACTCAGTTTGGAGTAATTAGCACATACACTATCTACAGCTTTTCGAAGTATCGAAGTATCAATACCTAAGTGATTAAAGGTTAGTTTAAAAGTGTTCAAATCTATAGGGACATAGTGGGGGCGCTTATTTAACTCCACCCTAGCCGCTATTTTTGCACGACTAGCAATTAACTCTAACCGCCTCCCGAACCCTCCAGCTTTTTGTGCGCTCTGTACGTTTGTCATTACACTACCCTAAATAAGTCTAGTACTCGTTTAATATGGGCGGGTAAATCTGAGCTGGTAATATACTCCATAGTAACATTACCCGCAGTTTTGCGAGGAGTATCTTCTTGTTTCATGTAGTACTTGACCAGGTCTAAGGTTGCTACTTTTAGAGCATTAGGAGCCTCTTTAAAGCCTCCTTTGTATTGAACCTTAAGCGCATTAACTCCCTGGATATATTCACCGCGAGCAATAAAAATTCGATCCCGCTCAATATCCACGGCATAGTCTGTTCCTAAAGTCATAGCTGTATAAGTTGTGCCTAGGTCTGTGGAGTAGCTAACCCCTTCTACCTCCCTGATTGGGAACTCTTTAGTATAATAATAAGTTGAGCCCCCATTACTATACTCGGTTATAGTAGTGTACCCTCCACCAGCATAAGAATCTACAAAATTTCGACTACAATAAGTCTTAATAAGGTCACTTACATAAGCTATCACACTTATTAGTTTTTGGTCTTGTTCACTACTTGCTATACCTACATAGTCTTTATACTCGTTTAAAGTAATTAAATTAGGCATTTCACTTCCCTTTAGACTTATTCAAGAAGTAGAGGGCTTCTTCCAGCTTTTGTAGCCTATTTTGTACTTCTTGATTACTAAGAGCTACTTCCTCATAACGGGTAGTTAAGTTCTGTATATAGCTATAACCTAGGAACTGTACTAAGCTTAACAAAGCTGCTCCTACTATAACACCTCCGGTAACCCTGTTCAACCACTTTTTAACTTCTTCGTCTATAGCCTCTAATCTAGCCCTAAGGCTGTCTATTTTTTTGTAGATGTTAGAGTCTGCCACACTCGAAGCTTCTGCATGTTTTTCTATTTTTTTATCTAAACTTTCACGTAGGTGTTCTGGGCCCGATCTAACCTCCATCCTAAGCTCATTTAAGTCTCTTTCAAAAGCAGTTTCGCGTTCTTGCAGTACGGCTACAATTTTCACTAACTGAACAAGCTCGTCTAGTTTTTGTTCTACTCTTTCGGCATATGAATTAAATCTATCCTCTAAATGGGCTAGCTTTGAGGAGAGTACAGCTGTGTTTACGTCTTTCTCTTCCATAATTCTCCTTCATATAGATAAATGGGGGCATTAAGCCCCCATTTTTTAACTAGTAAACAGTTAAGCAATCCACTTAAAGGTAGCTACACCATTACCGTCAACAGTAGCGATTTGCTGGAAGCCAACACGCTGAGAAGCGACTAGGATACGCTTTTGAGCTTCTACAGAGTAGTCGGACTCAACGCGTAAGCCTTTGTAAGCGCCAATTAAGAAGTTATTCTGGTTAACTAAAACAGCACCTACTTTAGTAGCTGCCTTAGCTTCGAACTCGCCTGAAAGAATAACAGGGATACCAGCCACAGCACCAACTTGACCAGTTATTAGAGTGGCATTAGTACCTACCTTATCCATGGTCTGGAAAGCAGTGTCGTCTAATAAATCGTAGTAGACTTCATTAGATACAACGAAAACTAGCTCTTGAGGATTTAGACCAAGAGTGCCTAATTTACGACGCATAGCTATTAAATTAGCGATAGTAGCTGAGTTAGCTACGGCAACACTTAAAGTCTCAGCAGCAGCGGCACAAGTAGCGATACCTTTAATAGGATCGGCACCAGCACCAGCACCACGTAAAAGAGCCTTATCCCAAGCTTTAGCGTTACGACGAACCATAGCGTCACGAACTAAAGGCAGTAAAGGAATGATGCTATCATCTTCTTCTTCAGAGCCTAAGTACTCCTTAGTTGCTAACTTATAAGCGGTTAAGTTAACTTCTTTGAGTGCGTGATCTTGAGCAGTACCTGAAGAAGTGTCAGCTTTGTAAGCAGCTTCTAGAACCCAATTAGCGTAGCCAGCTTCAGGGTTAACAGGAATACGCATCACCGGATTGTTCATAGTAACGGAACGAGCAAACACAGGAGCAACAACTAAAGCTCTGCGAATCTCATCCTGCATATTAGTAGAAACTTCTAGTTCCCAAGTAGCACTAGGGATATGGGCACCAAACTTAGTAACAAGATTTTGGAACGCTTTAGTCTCCTCGATCTTCTTACCTGTAGCTTTAGCTAATAATACTGCGGTTTCTTTTTCCTTGTAAGAAATGCTATCTACAGCCTTCTTATCCTCAAAAGTCATCTTTGACTTTTGGAGGGCTTCGAGCTCAGCTTGCTTCTCTTTAACTTCAGCGCGTAAATCTTCAACGGCTTTAAGAGTAGAGGTTTCAGCAGCGTCTAAACGCTTTTGAAGGTCTTCAACTAGTCTCTCTGCACCAGATTTCTCAACAGAGATAGTTTTAACTGCAGTTTCAGCAGCATCAGTGGCGGCTTTACTAACTGCAGCGTTAATTAGTTCTTGTAGGTCCTTAAGTTCCATATTTAATTCCTTTTCCTTGCTAGTATCTTCTAAATCAGATAGCTGCTCAACTTCTTCCCTAGTATCAGTACTAGCTTCATTTTTGACAAACGATTTCTTAAACTCTAAATAATCAGTTTCCGAATCGAATTCTTTGGCTAATGAAAATAAAGAGTCTTGATTAGCCGGAACAGAAACCACACTAACCTCTAGTAACTCTAGTTTTTTTATTACAAAGATGTCGGTAGTAGTGTCATACTCCGCATCCTTAACAACAAAGCCCACTGAAAAAGCTTTGATAATTCCTTCGCTAATTAAACTAGCTACCTCACCAACAGCTTTACTAATTTTTGCTGTTAGTTTCAGTCCGTAAGTATCAACCTCAACACTAGTTGCAACACCTACTGGCCTGCTGTGGTCGTGAAAAGCTAAGATTATAGGATTTCTCTTATAATTTTTTAAAGCTTCTGCATCCCAAGCAGCTAGAGGGATTATGTCATTCATTCTGTCTTGTGACGCTACATTTGCGTAACCAGAAATAGTAACACTAGTATCCTCGGAAGTATCTAAAGCCTTTTCTTCTATATTAAATTGCGTATATAAGTTAAATTTTTTATGCATTGTTCTCTGGTCTACCTCCCTGAGATGGATCTACTGCGCTGCCTGCAATATTAGCTGGTACGCGTATTTCGTCTAGTCCTTCTAGTTTTTCGTATCTTAGCTCTAAACGGGCCTCGTTAGGAGTAAGTACGCCTCCATTTACTAGACTAGTGTGATAGGTTGCAATATCCCGCAAATCCGGCTGTAGGGCTGAGACTTTACTCGCCTCAGGCTCCAAATTATACCCGAAGTAGCGTTCAAATGCTGTAGACAAGCTTCTAACGGTTGGAAGGACGGTTTCGAGATAGAATAATCTTAAATTGGGGGTGATATTAGCATTATTTCCACCATTCACCAAAATGTCTGGTACTCCTAATGCTAATAGAATAGCTTTGTCCTTATTAGTGATTGAAGTTTCAAAGTCCAATTCTTTAAAGTTTATATCTGCTATTCTATCTATCTCTAGTCCACCATCTAGAATGGCAGGGCGCCTGCCTCCCTTAGTTGGTGAATATTCTTGTTGCCACGACGCTATTAGTCGTTGCTTAACTTTATCGCCTAAAACATTAGGTGTTTTCAATACTAAACCAGGTACCGCCCCGTTATCAAAGAACTTATCTTGAAACTTTACCATCTTAGCTCTAGACACTAATGTAGCATTAGTAGCTTTGAGGCGTGGCATACCACGGTAAATAGAGTCAGAGGAGTTATCTCTTATATGTATGATCTCATCTGGCTTGAATTTTGTCGAACCATTGTAAATGTACTCTTTTACAAAAGTTTTAGGGTCAGGTACTATTTCCACGCTACTAGCAGGCAGGTTATACAGATAGGCTCCATCCCAGTAGATAAAAGCATTACCTTCTAGAATTACATCCATATAAACATTACGCTTAAAACTTAAGATATCTTGATAAGGGTTGGCTTGATAATTTAGTAGATTATCAACTTTAGTTTTGCGTATGCCACTAACAACCGGAGTTAAACCGTTTAATTTTTCAGCTACTGATATGTTAAAAGAGCTAGCACCATTTACGATTAGGTCTACGCCCCGTCTTATAGATTCTACTTCACTATAAGCCTTGGTGTAGTTTGTATAACCGATATCAGTACTCTTGCTTCCTTCATCTAATTCAATCAGGGGCTGGGCGGGGTTGAGTTTGTTGACTATCCAGGCTTTGAGGCCCATTAGCTTTCTCCCTGTATTTTTGTTTTTGTAGTTCTACCCACCGCCGCTGTTTAGGGGCTGTAGATAGGTTGGGGTGTTTTCCGTACAACTTATGCAGTTGTTCGTGATGCTTATGACATAAGTTAGCACATTCGTGGAACATCTCTTGTTCATGTTCGAGGATAAATTGCTCGCGTACACTAAGCACGTCTTCTTCGCAGGTGAGTTCGATGCTGTTTTCTCTTACCCACTTATTAAATAGTTCAGTTACAGAATTGTAGTGGTGAAAGTCTACGCCCTCTTCGGAAAAGCAGATTTCACATACCCCTGTTTTTTTATAAGACCTCTTAGCCTTATCTCGAACGTATTTTATTGCATCTCTTTTTAGATCCATTCTTTATTGTTACCTGTATTATACCTTAGAGAGAAAAAAATTTCAAGTCGATTTTTATACAGTACCTACAGATGTGTTATAGCTATATAAGGCATAACGTAAGGCATCTGCCATGTGGCTGTATTGATCATGTTTAGGTCTCTCTTGCTTCAAAGCACTATTAGCGTCCCATCTGTACTGATCTAAACACGCTAAAACATGCCTGCATTTTACATCCACAATCAGCCTGTCATTTTCAATAATATTCTGAACATGTGCAATTCCGTCCAGAATGGACTTATTTGCACCAATTGTGGAGAGATCGTAATTTACCGCCCAATCATACCTAGTCTGTGCAGCGGCACTGTCAACAAATATAAACTGTATATTATATTTAGCCTCTAAAGCTTTTATTTTTTCTGCGTGTGACTTTGTAGTACGCTCATTTTCGTAGTACTCAGCTAATACATAGTACGTTTCATCATCATAAGAATAAGCTATCACACATCCAGCAGTATAATCTTTAAAGCCAATATCTAGGCCCATAATTACTTCGGAACGCAGTATGTCCATTTCGCTAAGGTTTTCAATGCATTCAGAGTTAAATTTATATATCTGCCCTAAGTAGCTGTTAAAGCTAGCCTCGTACTCTTGTTCAAACTCAGCTTTACTAATACTTTTTCGAGCTTCATTAATATCCTCTTCACTAACTCTAGGGTTCTCTCGCCAGTCACAGTGCAACGAAATCCATTGAGGAAACTCAGGACTAGACCCTCTATCGAAGTAAGAAGAAAACCAATTATTCTTGCCTCTAGGAGTACTAATAAATATACACTTGGAGGTTGCCCTATCTAGGGTGGGCCGTAAAGCAACGCTAAAGGCATGCTCGCCTTCTGAAGTTAGAGCAGCCTCATCAAATATAATAAGGTCATAGCTCCTACCAACGCAGCTATCTACTTGGCTAATACTACCTATACGAATTGTTGAGCCATTGGCTAGCTCTATAATGCGGTCTTTAGCGTTATCTCTCTCAACTTCAACATCAAACTTACGAAGCAGCTCGCGCTGCTTTTCAAAAGAAATTTGAGAAAGAGAGTAATTAGGGCTCATGATTAGCACATGGCAACCAGGCACTAAAGAAACTAGCTGGCCAATAATATTGGCAGCTTCGGTTTTCCCTACACGACGACTATACGCAGCTACTACAAATCTATAACGAGGGTCGTTAATTGCATTGGTCATTGCAATTTGAGGGCCGTTAGGGGTCATTCCTATTAATTCCCAGTACTTATCTACTGGTAGCTTTATAAAGCGAGAGTCTTTTTGATACTCTGTAAAACTATCGGTACTAACCTCACTTCTGCTTACTTGTAACACTTAACCTCCTAGTAACTTTTCTAATAAGTTGCCGTAGTTCTGGGCACCAAAAGGTGATTCATTAATTTGTATATTAGTTTGCTGTTTTGGTGCTTCTATCTTATTGTGCTCAGCTTGAGCTTTCAGCTCATCCATGCGCATTTTATGAGCTAAAGCTAAAAGGTCTGCGATATCTTTTGTAGAACCTACCTCAGCTTCTGCAATCTCTTCTAGTTTCTTATCTATTATTTTATCTAGAGCATCTGCAATGCGGTTTCTGTTGCGATATCCAGCTTCTAAGTACATATGGTCTATATACTTTTTAACCTCTCTGGTCGCTAAAGTTTGGGTTACCTGAATTGCGGAGGTCTCTAGTTCTAAAGCTATCTGGTCGACGGTGCGACCTTGTAAATAAAGTTGAGCAACTTCTATATGCTCAGGATTGATTGGTATTATATCGTTAGGCATGATTTCGGAACTCGATTATAGTATCCCCATTACTCTTTTTAGACCAAAACACTATCTCAACGTCGTTAGAAAGGCTTCCACGAGTTTCTGGTTCAGACTTACTATACCGGGTAATCGGGGCACCTGTTTCCAGCTCATATTTCACCCAGTCACCATTTTCTTGAGTTTTGTAAGTTTCTAGCCGTGAGCCAGTATTTATATCTAAAGAGTATCCTCCAAAATCTGTAATTTCATACCATTCTAGAACAGTTTCATTACACTTAACAATATATTTGGAATCAGCTTGATACAACCTGTATATAATAATATCTTTTAGTAAACTATACCCTTGTATACCTGTATAAAATACGGTTTCAATATTTTTACCCGCTAGGAAGGATTTGATCTCACCTACTTCTTGTTTTACTAAAGGAGGTAACTCTAGTTCTTTTACTATATAAGGAACTCTATCCGTAATTTCAATATCTAATCGTTCCAGTGTTTGGGTGGACTTATCATAAACAGGCTCTTCATCTATTACTAGTCTTAGTCCTTCTTTTGTAGGAACCCAATCTGCTTCAACAGTACAGACACGTTGGGCGTAAAGACGATTATTCTCGTCTACTTCTGAGTAGTATCGCATAACAATTTTTCCTCTTTAGAAACTATACGCATATTCATATTTTGATCAAACGCACAGCCCAAGCGCTGTGCTTCTGGTGGAATAAATCCGATCTCTTTTAATGCATTGAAAGTAATAGGATTAGACATTGCATTGCCTAGTTTAGCGGGAGACGGACGACCATTAGCTATAATTTCAGCTTGTATCTCTTTAGCAATTGTCATAGTGAACTCATATGCAGCATTTGCTTCTAGCATATCATTATCTGTATAAGGCGTTCCATCAGGGTGTGTTAACCTTGTTGGTTCAGCAATCTCATAAAGCTCCGCTAATAAGCGTTCTAATACAGCAATCTCTTTGCGATTTAGTTCAAAAGCTTCTTTCTGATCTTCTAAGAAAGATTCTGCCTCTAATAACTCTGCTTGAATGGTTAAAATAACATGAGGCAAAGCATTATTAGTTTTGACAGATAGAAGTTCTTGAATTTTTGCTTCATGCTTAAGCTTAGACACTTCTTCTAGTACAGCAGCACGTTTTCTGCCTACTAAGAAACCTTTTAATGTTTCAATTTTAGCCCAAGGGGTTTCACCTATTACTTGATATCTATAGTTAAATTCTGTATTTAATTTTGACGCCATCTTTATTCCTTAAGTTAATGAAAATCCAGCAGCAGCTAAGCCAGACCTAGCAGTCCCTACTCCAGCAGTATCCGTAGCTACTACTCCAGTGTTAGAGACTAGATTGGTCATATTAAATGTCACATTGTAGGCATTCATACATCCAAAACCAAAGATAGCTTTATCTTCTCCGTAACCAGCAGCAGCTAAGTTCTGTCGAGCAGTTCCTACTCCAGCTGTATCAGTAGCTACTACTCCAGTGTTAGAAACTAGATTGGACATGTTTAGACAACTGCTACTACTAATACCAAAACCAAAGATTGCTTTATCTCCACCATAACCAGCAGCAGCTACTCCACTTCGAGCAGTTCCTACTCCAGCAGTATCAGAAGCTACTACTCCAGTGTTAGAGACTAGGTTGGACATGTTATATCGGCCATCAAAATTAACACCAAAACCAAAGATAGCTTTATCTCCTCCGTAACCAGCAGCAGCTAAGCCACCTCGAGGAGTCCCAACTCCAGCAGTATCAGAAGCTACTACTCCAGTGTTAGAGACTAGATTGGTCATATTATAGTAGGCATTCGTACTTCCATAACCAAAGATAGCTTTATCTCCGCCATAACTAGCAGCAGCTAAGCCAAACCTACCGGTTCCAACTCCAGCAGTATCAGAAGCTACTACTCCAGTGTTAGAAACTAGATTGGTTATGTTTGTGCTTTGCATGCTATAAGAAAAGCCATAACCAAAGATAGCTTTATCTCCTCCGTAACCAGCAGCAGCTAGGCCATTCCTACCAGTTCCAACTCCAGCAGTATCAGAAGCTACTACTCCAGTGTTAGAAACTAGGTTGGTCATGTTTAGCTCTAACATAGGTCCAAGATAACCAAAACCAAAAATTGCTCTTTGAGTGTTTGTAACAGAGCTAGAACCGTAGTACTTAGAAAAACTTAAAGCTCCGCTAGCAGGTATAGCTCCATATAAGCCTGCTACGTTTGCTCTAACATATGCGCCTCCTGCATAGTACTCGGATAAGGAGATGGGGGCGACGCCTCCAAACTCTGTTTGAATATTTGTTAATGATATTGCTCCGCTTGATTGTAGTGCCATTATTCCCCCCAGAAAATCAGTGTACTCTATTGTTTTGTATTATAACATACTAGGTAGAAAAATGCAAGTTAAAAAATTTTTATCAAAAAACAATCGACCCTAAACTGTAGCAGTTTATGCAATCACCCCCTCGCTGACTTAAAGTTACACGTAAAACCAACTATCGTAGTAGCACTACGGTTACATAAACTGCTATGGTTACATAAATCGCTGTTGGTTCGCTGCGGTTCGCTGCGGTTACATAAATCGCTGCGGTTTAGGGTCAGGTACGGTTACATAAATCGCTACGGTTCGCTACGGTTCGCTACGGTTTAGGGTCAGGTACTACAAAAATCCTAAAGTTACACGTGCGGGGATGCCCGCGCGTAAATCGGACAAACTTGTCTGATTACCGCCCTATATCGGACAAGTTTGTCCGATTTACGTGATAAAATAATTTTATGCTGCTATAAAAAACCGCGTATAAAATAATTTTATGCTGCTATAAAAACATTTTTACGCACAATCCCGAAAAAAGCGTATAATCTCCCTACTTGTTGAGTAACTAGAAAGAATTGTTAAATGTCTGCTTATATCTACGGCGCATTATTCGGCGCATTTTGTGTGTTCATTCTTCCTAACTTGCTAATATGGGTTATATCGTGATTAAATGGATAGGCACAATAGCTTCTGTTATTGGGGCTTTTTTGGTAGCTAATAAAATCCCTTTTATTGGTTACTTGTTTTTTACTATTGGGTCGGCTTGCTGGATGTATATGGGGATTAAATCGAAAGATTCTTCCCTCATTGTATTAAACGGCGTTTTTCTTTTTGCGAACATTTTAGGAATTATCAATCATGTTTAAACCTACCGAAAAAAGCATTTATAAACTAGCTTGCGAAGTAAATCACGAGATATTCAATGATTTAATAAGCATTGAAACCTTAACCTTTAGGGTAAAAAATTCCCATAAATGGGCAATGGGATTTTATTGTGATTTTGAAATAACTGTGCATAAAAACTGGCATAAGACAAGGAAAGATTATAAGAAAACGCTTGCGCATGAATTAACCCATTATTATCAGGATATGTTTTGGCTTGACCTAGACCACGGAAAGCAAGGATTTTTCCGGTTTTTCCAAGCTAAGATATTTGACCTTTACGGCGAATAAACCTCGACAAGGCCGTGACAATATCATGGCCTTGTTTTTACCGGTAAATCGGATATTCATATCCTTTTATCTTTTTATGGTAAATCGGATATTCATATCCTTTTATCTTTTTACGGTAAATCGGATATTCATATCCTTTTATCGGCGCCGATTTTACCATAACAAGCTAGGGCTTGTCAATACCTTAGGCCTAAAATCTTTTTACGGTAAATCGGATATTCATATCCTTTTATCGGCGCCGATTTTACCATAACAAGCTAGGGCTTGTCAATACCTTAGGCCTAAAATCTTTTTATGCGGGTATAAAAAGATTTTTGAAAAAACTTTTGAAAACCTCTTGCACTTTTCCTAGATGTCTGTATAATTCTGTTCATCGGATGACGGATTGATGCAACGAAACCCGATATTTATCCACTAGCATCATTGGAGTTTACATTATGGCTACCGAAAAACCCGTTAATTTTACCGCTGAAATGACCTTTGCTTTGGTTGAAGCATACAAAGCGAATCCTTCGCGTGAGACTGTGGAAGTCTTCGCAAAGCAATTCAGCAAGTCTGTGCGCTCGATCGTTGCGAAGTTGTCGCGAGAAGGTGTGTATATCCGCAAGGAATATACCACAAAAAAGGGGGATAAACCCGTAGCCAAAGAAACTTTGGCAGATACTATTGGCCGTGTTTTGCAATTGACCGAGAATGATACTAGTTCGCTTGCGAAAGCGAATAAGAAGGCTTTGCAAGCTATTTTTAATGCTCTAGCTAATTCTACGCCTATTGAAGGTTAATTAGCTTTCGGGATAGCCTTGGGCTATCCCGATTCTATAAAAGGTTAAAAATATGAAAATTGCGATATATGATATGGATGGCACAATTGTTTGTTCTTTGCATCGGTATCGTACCATTACCGATAATCACGGCAAAGAAAGAATTGACCTAGCCTATTGGCAAGAAAACGCACATAAAGCAATGAATGACTCATTGCTTCCGTTAGCAAAACAATACAAAGAGGATTTAGCTAATAAGAATTGCTATACCATTATTGCTACCGCTAGGGTATTGCGAGAGCCTGACCAGCAATATATTGCTGATGTATTGGGAAAGCCTGATTATATCATATCCAGAAAAGAGGGCGATAATCAATCCGGTAGCACATTGAAGGTTAAGGGACTGCAAAGGCTATTTAACCTAAAACAATTTAAGACTGCAAAAGCGGTTTTTTATGAAGATAATATCGCTTATCTGAAAGCTGTTACGGATAGCTTCCCTAATGTTACCGGAGTTTTTGTCCCATCATTACAAGGACATTAAAATGAAAAAACAGTTTTTTGCGATTATTGATACAGAGACAACGATTAACGATACCGTAGCAGATTGCGCTATTGTCATTTGCGATAAGCAAGGCATTATCCATAATAGAATGGCCGTATTGATTGCTGGGCATTACGGCCATTTTGAATTATTTCATGATAAGAATGCTTCCGATATATGGGGATATGCTGGATTGCTAAAGCGTAATGAAGCATATATTGATATGCTCAATAACGGCAAGCGAATGCTTGCCAGCGTAAACGCTGTTAATAAATGGATAACGCAAGCCATAGGTAAATATAACCCTAGTCTTACGGCGTATAATCTAGCATTTGATAAAAACAAATGCGCTAATACTGGAATAGACTTATCGGGGTTTAATTCGGAGTTTTGCCTATGGCAAGCTGCTATAGGTAACCTTTGCAATTCAAAAGGCTATAGGCAATTCGTACTGGAAAATCACCTTTTCAACGCTCCTACGGAATTACACAATATGACATTTTCCACTAGCGCGGAAAGTGTAGCAGGATTTATTAACTCGCAATGGATTAGGGAACCACATACTGCGCTAGAGGATATTATTGATTTTGAATTGCCTATTCTGAAAGCTGTTGTCACAAAGCGTAAATGGCGCGACAAGATAAAGCCTTATAACTGGAAAGATTTTCAAGTAAAAGAGAATTATAAACCATTATAAACCTCGACAAGGCCTTGACAATATCACGGCGAATAAAACCTCGACAAGGCCTTGACAATAT